CTATCATGGGCTGTCACAACCAACCTGATCGGCGCCTTCATCGACATCCTTGTCGCGCTCCTGTACGCGAAGGACCCGGATGTCAGCGCGAAGAAGGCCCCGCAGGTAGACAACTCCAACACCGGCACGATGGACGCCTTCGCGGCCACGCTGGAAATCGTCATCTCGAAGCTCTGGAAGAAGGGCAATCTAAAGAAGGCGGCGCGCAAGGCCGTGCGCAGCGTCCTGTCCAACGCGGAGGGCTGGATCAAAGCCAACCTCTATGCTCAGAAGGACCCGCAGCCTGAGACTGACAAGGCGATCAACGATGCGCGCGAGACGATGGCTCGCCTCGAAGCGCAACTGAAGTTACTGGAAGACCCGCAGGACAAGGACCCTGAGACGATCGAGGCCGAGCTGGAAGAGAAGCAGGCGCTTATCGATGAGCTGGACAAGAAGCTCGAACTCGCGGTCAACAAGTTCCTCGCGATCGATTTCGTACGCACCGAGCGCATCCAAGTCTCGCTCGATGTTGAGTCCATTGAGGACTACAAAGACGCCAACTGGATCGCGGACGAGCAGTACCTCGAAGAAGAGGACGCACTCGAACGCTTCCCACGGCTGTCGGCGGAGGACATCAAACTCGCCAAGAAATTCTACCAGATGGAGCCGAAGGAGCTGACCACTCGCGAGATGGACAACGTGTTGCCACAGGGCACCATCACGGCGGAAAGCTCTCAGGCGTTCACCACGGCTTCGAGCGACGGGCAGAGCCCGGCGTTCTTGCGCGTCGTGGAGATGTGGGACCGTCGCGACAAACACATCTACACGATGATCGATGGGATTCACAAATGGGCGAAAGAACCGTACACGCCGCCGTTCCCCACAAGTCGCTTCTATCCCTATTTCTACTTTGCGTTCTACGAGGTCGATGGGCAGCGGCACGCGCAGTCGCTAAGCTGGCGTTTGTACAAGCTCCAAGACGAGTACAGCACGACTCGATCCAACTTCCGTCTGACGCGGGAGCGGTCGATTCCGGGCGTGTTCTTCAATGCAGCGAACTTAGACTCAACCGAAGCGAAGAAGATTACCGACGCAAAACATCAGGAGTACACTGCTGTCAAGCCCATCGATGTAGACACACCGATGGCGAACCTCTTTGCCGCCAAGCCCGTTGCCGTCATCGACCCGCGCCTGTACGATCCTACATATATCTTGAACGATATGGAGCGCTTGTCTGGCGTGCAGGAGGCTCTAAGCTCCGCGATCAATGGACCCGGAAATCCACGAACCGCAACTGAGGCCAACATCCAACAGTCGGGCACCGCCGCGCGCACAACGAGCGACCGGGACTCGATGGAAGAGATGCTGACTGACTTGGCGCAGGCGACGGCCGAGCAGGCATTGCAGGTCTTCACCGTGCGTGAAGTGCAGCGTATGGCTGGTCCCAAGGCGTTCTGGCCCGGCCCCGATCCCGAGCATGGTCGCGAAGAAGGCATGTCGATCGATGACCTCTTTACGTTGGTCGAAATCTCGCTGACTGCGGGCTCGACTGGCAAACCGAAACAGGCGACTGATCAGCAGGCGTGGTCAACACTGCTGCCGCTCATCAAGTCCACGATCATGGAGATTCGCCAGCAGCTCGCCTCTGGCGACATGGCCTCGGCCAACGCCAACATCGAACTCATCAAGGAGACGATGAAGCGTTTGGGCGACGAGAGCGACCCGGAGCGTTTCATTCCTCGCGTCCCGCCACCGGGCTCGCCTGGAGCTGGAGCCCCGCCGCCGCCGGTCGTGCCGAAGGTGCAGATCGCGCTCAAGGGCGAAATCGACGGAAACACGGCAATGCAACTCGTCCAGCCGGCTCTGAAGCTGGACGGAGTTGTTCCGCCACCCGATGCGACTCCGGGCGGAGGTGCACCCCCAGGCGCTTCGCCGTCTGCTGCGGCTCCGATGCCTCCGCCCGGTGGAGCACCAACAGTTTCGATAGGCCCCACTCAATAAGGTATATTCAACATGGCTGAGCAGACAGTAATGGACGTGGTGAATGCCGCGTTAGCTGGCGAGGTGCCCGATGAACCACTGGAGGATACTGGAGTTGCTTCGGATAATTCCGATGACGGCGCTGGTGATGTGGAGGCGGGCGACGATCAGGATGCTTCTGGAGATTCTGACGAGGATGGTGAAGGCGGCGAACCGGGAGGGGATGCTCCTGACGGAGATAAACCTGCGGGCGAAGAGAGCGAGGCTGACCTTGCCGCCGAAGCCGACAAACTCGGTGTATCAGTCAGGAATGCTAACGGGCAGTTCAAGTCCAAAGAGCAACTCGCTACCGATGTTGAGGCCGCCCGAAAAGCTGCCGCCGACAAAGGTGGTGTATCTAAAGACGGAAAGGATGAGAAGGGCAAACCGAAGAAAGAGCCCGATCCTGTAAACGATCCGATCCCGCAGGGGCTCAAGAAGGAGACCGAGACCCGCATTCGGACCCTCATCGACCGCACGAAGCAGTCTGAGGAACGGGCGACCGTGGCCGAAGGCAACTTCAACACGATCGTCCAGGGTCTCCAAGCGACCGGCACCACGCCCGAGCAGTACAGCGAAGTGCTGAGCTTCATGCAACTGTTCAACAGTGGCGACGCGGCGCAGCAGGGTAAGGCTCTGGAGCTTCTGGAGGACATGGCCGACCGCCTCGCGACGATGTTGGGCCGCGAGCGCACGGTCAGCGACCCGCTGAAGGCGCACCCGGACCTCCAGGCCGCGATCCAGCAGGGCAAGACGACGCGTGAGTACGCGTTGGAGGTTGCGCGTGTCCGCAACCAGCGTGGATTCCAGACCCAACTGCAAACCACGGCGACTCAGCAGGCTGAAACGGCCCGCGCCGCTGCGCAGGAGAAGGAACAGGCCCGCGTTGACCTCAACAACCTCGAAGCGGGGCTGTCGAAGGACCCGCTGTATCAGGCGAAGTACGCGCTCGTCCTGCCGCAGTTCAAGGAAGTGATCAAACACATCCCTCCGCGCGAGTGGGCGGGTGCGTTTCAGCGTATTTACGCCGCGACCGTCGTGCAGCGGCCGGCTGCGCGGACCACGACTCGCCTTCCGACGAATCAGCCGCTCCGTCAGGGGCGCAATCCTTCAGGCGCCGGCTCCGGTGGAGGTGGCGACATGAAGACACAACCGAAATCGGCACTCGATGCCGTCAACGCAGCCCTAGCAGGAATGAAATAACATGAGCTTTTTAATCGCGACCCCCACACGCGCCCGCTCGATGGACTTCGAGTACGTTGTTGGCATGATGCATGCCAGCGGCACCTTCGGCGGCTGGATGCCAGTCGGTGGACAGTCCGACATCTACGTGGCGCGCAACACTCTGGTCAACCAGTTTCTGTACATGAAGCACGACCAGTTGGTTTTCATCGATTCGGACATCGGCTTCACCCGCGACGACATCATGAACCTCGTCACGACGCCGTATCCGCTGGTGAGCGGGCTCTATCCGGGCAAGGATGCCGAGCAACGGCCGGTGTATGTGCCGATGGACGGCGGCCCGGCGACTTTGCCCGAGAAGGGCAAGCTTATCGAGGCCAAATACGTGCCGGGCGGCTTTCTGTCGATCCATCGCTCTGTGCTGGACGCCATCAAACCTCTTGTGGCAGAGTATGGACCGGTGGAGAAGCCGCACTACCAGTTCTTCAACGGCATCGTGGAGGATCGCAATCTGCTGTCGGAGGACTACTCGTTCTGCGTGCTCGCGCGGCAGGCCGGCTTCGTGCCGAAGATCAACACTGACATCCGTCTGAAACACGATGGGCGGGAATTCCCGAAGTAACAGGCAGCAGGGGTGACTTTCGTGGGTATGGGCGGGTCTCCAAAACTTTGCCGGGAGGGTTCGACACCTTCCACCCCTGCCAACTAGGTGATTTATGGCCAAAGTATCGAGTCCAGTTGGGATGCCTGAGCCCGAGCAGCGGCCGGCATCCCTCCATCTGCAAGACCATCACATGGATCAGTTCGGCATCAAGAAGCTGCCGAAGGTGGGCGACAAAATCCCACTGAAGAAGATGCACGGGCGCGTCACCTCAGTGGCGGATCACGGTGAGGACGGCGGCCGGTCAATCTCGATGGAGCTGGAGCAAATGGCTGAGAAGGCTACACAGCGCGCCAGCGAAGAGGACGTGCAGGAAGGCAAGTTGAAAGGCGCGAAGGCCGCGATGGATCAAGCCCTCGACGCGGAAGAGATGAGCCGCAAGCAGAATGCCAAACACGGCAAGGCAGTAGGCCGCAAGCCGTAGGTTGACGGCGAGTCCGCAGGTCTGGCATAGTTCTTCTGTCAGACCTTCGGACGTACCCTCGGAATCGTCCACCGGGCGCTCCCCTCGGAGCGGCGTATTGTGGTTTCGCACTCCACGAAGGCCAGTGAGTTCCGTCACAACCTTTTGGAGTGCATCATGCCTTTTACCACTGAACAGTTGGCGTACGCGGGCAACGCGGCGATCAACTACTTCCTGCGCAACGATCCGGTTGACCAGATCAACATCGCGCGTCCTTTGATCAAGTGGCTCATGGAGGGCAAAAAGCCCTACGTCGGCGGCTTGCAGTACGTTGTGGAGCAGCTCCGCTACAGCAACGATTCCAACTTCCAGTCGTACTTCGGTGATACCCAGGTCACCTACAACCGGAAGCGCACTCTCCAGCAGGCCAAGTTTACGTGGGGCAGCTTCCACGACGGCTTCGGCTTGAACGAGGATGAGCTGGCGCAGAACGGCATCGTGATGACGGACGACAAGTCGTCTGTCCCGACCGAAGCCGAGAAGGTGCAGCTCACCAATCTGTTGCAGGAGAACAGCGAGACCCTGAAGCTCGGCTTTCAGGAAAATTTCGACTACATGTTGCATCGCGACGGCACGCAGAGCGCGACCAACATCCCTGGTCTGGACCTTCTGGTATCCACGACTCCGACCGTACCGCTGGTTGTCGGCGGCCTCGATCAGAGCGTGTACCCCTGGTGGCAGAACAACGCCATTACCGGCATCAACACCGGCACGGCGGGCAAT